ACTTTTTCAAAGCTATTTGCGCCGGAAAAAGTTTGAAGCGCAGATTTTGGCAATCGAAGTAGGCAAGTTGTTTGCAAGCGGCTCACAGTCATCTGGTGAACGTGTGAGCCCAGATCAGATGTTAGGTAAACTAGGAATTAGCCTCTAATGGGCATGAAATTAGCCGACGCGCTTGTATTTTTAGGAACCGATGATAGTGGCCTCAAGCGCGGTTTTGACCAAGCCAAAACTGATACAAAATCTTGGGCTGGCGGTCTAAGCACCATCGTTCAGGGTGCTTTGATTGGCGTTGGTCAGACCATTACGAATGGCATCATAGGGTTGGCTAAGGGTGCGATGTCTACCATTGGCACTAGTATCAGTGATGCCAGTGATATGTCGGAGACTGTTTCCAAAATCAATACTCTTTTTGGCGATGATAGTAACGACATTCTGAAATGGTCTGAAAAAAGCGCGACAGGCATGGGTTTGAGTAAACAAGCCGCGCTTGATGCTGTTGGTTCTATCGGCAACATGTTCATGCAACTTGGCGCGGGGAAAAAAGATGCAGCACAGTCAAGTCAGAGCATGACTCAACTAGCTGCTGATATTGCCTCGTTTCATAACGTTGCGGGCGGTACTCCTGAAGTTCTAGAAGCCATGACTTCTGCCTTTCGTGGCGAGTATGATTCAGTGCAGAAGTTTATTCCGACCATCAACGCTGCAAATGTAGAGCATGAAGCTTTAGCCATGACAGGCAAGGCGACTGCAAAAGAATTGACTGCACTCGATAAGGCACTTGCAACACAGGCAATTTTCATGCGCGATGCGGGGGCTGCTACAGGGGACTTTGAGCGTACTGCTGGCGGGTTGGCGAATCAGCAGCGTATTGCAGAAGCGCAAATGAAGAATTTTAGCGCAACGATGGGTGAGGCTTTAACGCCTGTTGAGCTAACTGCAACTACGGCATTTAACAACCTCGGACAAATTGTGTTCCCGATGATTACTAACTTTGTTCGTGAGCATGTTGTACCGGGGATGATTACGCTCGGTGAGAAGTTAGGCAAAATCAGTGAGTTGCTACTGAGTGGCGACTTCAAGGGCGCGTGGGAAGAAGTCAAAAAACTATTTGGCGGAGTGATTGAATATATACAGACAAACCTCCCGACTTGGACTGAAAAGGTCGCTGAATGGGGTAAAGTTGCTTGGCAATGGGTTATTGATGCTATTCCATCCACCATCACTAAACTTGGTGAATGGGGCGCGGCTTTGTTCGGTTGGGTGATTGATAATGCGCCAACCTGGGGAGTAAAACTAAGAGAATTTGCGGGCCATACTTGGAGTTGGCTATTTGAAGATGTTATTCCTGCTGTTGGTAGCAAACTTGGCGAATGGGGTACAGCATTAGGAGATTGGATTGTTGCTAATGCTCCTGTTTGGGGTAGTGAACTAGGCCAATTTGCCTTTGAAACATGGAAATGGTTATCGGAAGGCGTCATTCCGACTGTGAGCCAAAAGCTAGGCGAATGGGGTAGCGCGCTGTGGCAATGGATTGCAGATAACGCACCAGAATGGGCAACCAAGTTAGGTATATTTGCCTTAAACTCGTGGGAATGGCTCATGGGTACTGTTGTTCCTGATGTAGCAAATAAGTTGGGCGAATGGGGCGCGGCTTTATGGGAATGGATTTCCACCAATGCACCTGTATGGGCCACTAAGCTTGGTGCATTTGCAGCCAAAACTTGGGACTGGTTGATTATTGATGTCATTCCTAAAGTTGGAGAAAAATTAAGCGGTTGGGCTACTGCTCTCTGGGAGTGGATCACAACCAATGCTCCAACTTGGGGAACGAAGTTGATGGAGTTTGCTGCAAAGACTTGGAATTGGCTCACAGGTACGGATGGAGCTATTTCTAAGGTCGGAGCCAAATTAGGTGAGTGGGCGGGCGCGCTTTATCGGTGGGTGACTGACCCCGTTAATTTGAATGCCTGGGGTGAAAAGCTGGGGGGTTGGGCGACAGTTGCATGGCAATGGATTGTTGATGCAGCGAAGCAAGTGCCAACCAAGTTAGGCGAATGGTGGACTGTTTTAAGAACTTGGTTCGATGAAAACAAAGATGATTGGTCTACAAAGTTAAGTGAATGGACTACAGAACTTTGGCAATGGATTGAAGACGCTTACCCGGATACAACTACAAAGCTGGAAGGTTGGTGGGGTGAGATCAAGATAGAACTCGACAAAAAGCAACTTTTGCTTGGCGATTACATGACCACATGGAAAGAGATTATCGCCAGTCTGTTTGGTGTTGAAACTCAAAATAACACAAAGCAAACCTGGGGCGAATGGTGGGATTCACTTTGGCCGTCCATGCAGGAGGCGGACAAAAAGACTCAAGAGATGGCGAAAAGTTGGGAAATTACCATTGTTGAGTGGATCGGCAATGCCATTCCCGCGGCGATTCTTGCCTTTGGTGATTATATGCGTGAGGTCATTAGTGGCAGAGGTAAAGCCAAAGAAACTCAAGACGCAGTTGACCAGATGCAGAAAGATTTGGAAGAGGCCTTAAGTGTTGCGTTATCCAATATTGGCAAAGCTCTTTGGACGGCTGGCGGGGAAATTGCTTGGGGCATTATTGATGGTATTCGCAACGGATTAACTGGCGAGCAGCACACACAACCGACTTTCAGATCGTTAGAATTGTTAAACAATCGCATAAAACAACAGATGGTTGACGATTTTGGCATTCGTTCACCGTCTACTGTGTTTCGCGGTTATGGCATCAATTTGCTCGAAGGTTTAATCAACGGCATCAACCATTTATTCAGTGATGTTACGCGGCGCATAGGTGATTTGGCAGGTGCAATACAAAATGGTTTTGGCGATACCGGAAAATTGCTTTGGCAAAAAGGCGTGTCAATCGCGCAGGGTTTGATTGATGGTCTTAGCCATATGATGTATGACGTACAAAGAAAAGCGGCTGAGTTAGCTAATACGGTGGCATCTGCTGTTTCGGGCGCGCTTGGTATCAAATCACCTTCAACGGTGTTCATGAAATTTGGCGAACAATCCGGCGAGGGCTATATCATCGGTATGCAGAATAAGTTTCAGACTGTGAGCCAAGCCGTTAAAGGTTCGATTGGTAATGTTGTCAATGGTATTGGTTCGTCTATTTCACATCAAACGACAAACAATTTGATTTTGCAGGGTTCTGGCTACGCTCCATCAGATGCACTTAGTGCCGTTCAGCTATTAAATATGCACTACCGGAACGCTTAAACATGGCGTATAACGTGCAAGCTATTGTCGAGTCAACAACTTATGAAATGTACAATGGCGCACCATTTTGGGTAGTGAGTATGACTGGTGTTGGCATTGGGCCTGTTAGTCGATTAGAAAGCAAGGGCGCGCAACAAAACGGCTCTACTGATGTTGGTTATCTCCTAGAGAATCGGCTACTCAACATTGAAATGTTTATTAATGGAGTATCGAAAATAGCCACAGAGGGCCATAGGGATACCTTAGCTGCAATCCTTAGACCCCGTAATACTCCTGTCAAATGGAAAGTGACTCGTAATGATGGTGCTATCAGACAGATAGACGGCTATCTAGTTGGTATGGCTGATATGCCCGCCATTAGAGGCCAGAGTTTTGGCGGCGGTCAAACTGTTATTGTCCAGTTGAAATGCAATAACCCAAGTTGGTATGATCCAGAACTCCAAAATATACCATTTTTTATTGCTCCTGGTGGCATCGAAGGCTGGCAGTTTCCGCTTTTGTTTCCGTGGAATCAGGAAGCCGGAAATATTATTGATCAAACAATAACAGTCGACTATGCGGGTAGTGCGCCAACTTATCCTGAAATTGTACTAACCGGGCCTGGAGACGATCCTGTTATTCGCAATTTAGATACAGGTGAAGTCTTGGAATTTGAAGGCACTATACCGAGTGGTGATGCTTGGACAGTAACTATTACTGAAGATAGTGCAGATGTGACAAACGAAGCGGGCGATAGTGTTTTGGAATATTTAACTGAAGACAGTGATTTAGGCACTTTCCACCTTGAACCCGGTTCTAATGATATTCAGGTGCAAATCTTAACTGGCGCAACTGTCGAAACAAGTGCGTCATTGCGGTATTACAAACGGTATAGCAATCAATAGGTGAAAAATGGCTGAAGACTCACGATTCTGGAACACAGATGGCATAGGCGACGGAGATGACGCGGGTATTACCACTGCTCAAATGCAAGAGATTTTCCGCTCACTATTTGCGGGACACCTTAGCAATTTGGGTGGTGTACGACCTGATTATCTGAATGAACTCGCTGTATCTGGAAGCAGTTCGCCCGTTGCGGTTGCAAGTGGCGTTGCTGTTGTTTATGGTCTTCTCTACACGAACTCAGCCAGTGTTAATGTCGCCATTCCAACACCTAGCGTTAACCCTCGTGTTGATCGTGTTGTTTTGCGCGCTGATTGGACTGCTCAGACTGTCCGCGTAACGCGTATTGCTGGAAGCGAGGCTACTGTACCATCTGCTCCATCATTAACACAAACACCTAACACGACCTGGGATATACCGTTAGCACAGGTGCATATTACAACTGGTGGAACTATCACTGTTACTGATGAGCGCGAATGGCTCACACTCGTAGGGGATGGTGGTGTGAGCCTTGCTAAACTTCAAAATATTACATCGGATAGACTTTTGGGGCGTGACACGTCGGGAAGTGGTGTTCCTGAGCAAATCTCATTAGGTTCAAGTTTAGAGTTTTCAGGAAGCGGAAGCATTCGGCGTGCCGCTTTAACAGGAAATGTAACAGCATCAGCAGATAGCAACGCTACTACTATTGCCACTGGCGTTGTGCATCGTACACACCTCGAAACAGATGGCGGCTTTCAACCAAGCGCAATGTTTATCTCTGACAATGATGTCACTTTTGATAATGTTGCTGCTCAAATGGATTTACAAAATGTCCAGTGGAGTACCGCGGAAAATGTCTACACCCGTAGCACGAACGATATAACCATTGATGAGACTGGTCATTATTTAGTCACTTTTGCTTTTGCAATCGGGCATTCAACGGGATCATCTCTAGCTGTAGCAATATGCTGGTTGGAAGCTGAAGGCGTTGAAGTGCCAGGCTCACGATGCTACGTGAATGTTCCGACCGCTGAATTTACCACAGCGTCAAAAGTGATGATTTTGAAGTTAACAGCAGGAGATACATTGAAACTTTTTGCACGACGCATTGCGGGCAGTGATACTTTGCGCGCTTTAGACAATCAAGTTTTTTTGGGCTTTCACCAGTTGCATAAATAACTATGGCTGTTGAATACGAAATTCGCATCCGCGACCCGGAAGGCAATCTAAAAAAAGTCATACCCGGCCGGGGCTTTATGCGCCTTGAATATGTCAATGAAGTCAATGGGGCAGGTGTGAGCCTATTTGATATTCCAAGCAATCATTCTGCAATTCAATACCTTGAGTACGATGGAATTATTGAGGTCAGACGGCGCAATCTAGCCTACAGTATCGAATGGTACACCGATTGGGAAGGGCTGTATGTAGACCGCGACAAATGGCTTGATGCTAATCGCCTCCCGATGTTTAGGGCTATTTGTGTTGGGAAACTCGATTTACTTGGCGGCGAGACAGTTGCATGGCCTGCAAATAAGGCGAACCGCAGTTATTTTGAAGCACAGCCCGCAGAGACTATTGCCAAGACTCTAGTGACCTACAACGCGGTTGCTGCAAGCGCAACAGAGGCCAATGGCAGAGACTATGACACCGATGTAACTGGCGTGACTGTGAGCCCGGATGGGGGGTTTGGCAATACGCTCACTGAGGAATATGGCGGACAAAATCTTTTAGTTGCACTTCAAAACATAGCTCGAATTGGCGATGGCGATTTTGACCTTATTCGCACGAGTGGCACTAACTATCAGTTTCGATGGTATGTTGGGCAACGTGGCACAGACCGTAGCAACACTGTCATTTTTGCCTTGCAGTACAAGAATATGGAGTCACCGAGGCTCACAGGCGGGCGAATGCTGGAACGTACGCGCGTAGTCGCTCTGGGGCAGGGCGCAGAGGGCGCGAGACAGCGGGTAGTGAGAACGGGTGTTAATTATGATTCCGGTGGACGTAATCGGACGGTTTATCTTGATACAAGTTCAACGGATATAGCAGCACTACAAGCGGCGGGCGATCTGCGCCTAGATGAACTTGAGGCGCGCGATGATCTGACCTTTACTGTTCGACAAACAGCAGCTAGGCAATATGGTAGAGATTATTTTGTTGGTGATTTGGTTGGCAGTTTTTGGGAAGGTGTTTCCGCTATCAAACAAATTATGAGCGCGGCGGTGGTAGTAGAGCCAAATGCCAACCAGATAGAGACTATCAGAGTCGAGACTGAAAATGCTTGATAAAGGAACACAGGATCGTATTGAGCGGCTAGAACGTGAGGTTGCCCGGCTACGCAACCAAGACCGCGCGCCTAATGTCCTTGTGCTACGCAACGGTGTGAGCCTTCCTGATCAAGCGGAAAATGTTGGTCAAATTTATATTGATATTAGCGAGGGAACGGTTCGTATTCGATTTCCTGACGGTTCGGTACGAGAGTTTACAACTGAAGCGGTCATTATTAGCGGTGATTATTTACTTGACTTTAGCAATGAAGATAACAGCTTCTATCTGGGGGCTATTTAATGGCAAATACAGAGATTAAAGACGGGGCAGGATCACAAAAATATCTTAAAGCTACTGGTGATGGCAGTAACGGAGACCCGTTTATTGTTCAACATTTAGAGACCAATAGTGCAGCTATTAAGGCCGCTGTCGAGACTATTGATAATGCTATCAGTGGATCGGAAATGCAGGTTGATGTAATTACGTTACCTGCATTAGCGGCTGGCACTAATAACATTGGTGATGTTGATGTACTGT